ATCATTATACTGGGTCAGTGGCTCAGGACGCGAGCCACTCTTCGTATGTTTTTAATGGTTTGCCGTTAGTGATTGAATGGCCTGTGCCATCGTCAGCGCAGGCCAAATAAATTTGGTACTCTTGATCATTAGTACCACGCATTTTGGTTTGCCAATCTGCGCTTAGTAATAAATTGTCATTGTCGTGCATACTGCCTCCTGTTATATGAATTTAAACTGCTCGGGATCAAACGCGCCCCACTCACTGGCCTTGGGCCCGATGAGCGTGCCCCGCTCGATGTCATGGTCGAGCACTGCGACGCAGTCCTGATCGAGCTCAGCGCAGAGCACTGTGAGCGATCCGACTGGCTCAAAATAAGTGACGACCAAGGTCACCTCACCACGATCCTTTACGACGCCGATGTTGGTGATGCCCTTAAGGTAGCGGATCGCGACGGCGATGGTTTGGTCGACTGTGTTTTGTTTGCCGGTGACTGGGTTATCCAGTCCGATGTTGATTGTCTGCATATACTCTCCTGTGTGTTGGTCTCGTCAGTGCACGCATCACGTGCAGACCGGATCGCTCCGGTTTCGACCTTGGTTAACTCCGGCACCACTGGCAGGGGCAGTGCGCCACGCCTCGGATTGCCCTGCGGATTTCGCTCACGTTAGCAAACATACCTGAGCAGTGACTGGCTCGTGCTTCGTTTTCGTCCGGATCGAATGCCCATCCCTTGTTTAACCACACAAAGTATGTGCCATCTTCTTCGTCAATAATTTCGTTGACTTTGGTTTTTAAATCTTTTGGTATCTGCATATTGCCTCCGTTAGTCAATGTTAATGACTCTGCGGTCTGCTGTCAATACTAGGTGGTTGCCGAGCTCGTCGGTGCCGATGGCAAACACTGGCACGCCCCTGAACTTACCACCACGCAGGTGCTGTGCCCTGTACGACAGCGCCAGTCCACGATCGCTGACGCCGATGTTAGTAAATCCGCCGTCAAGCAAACCATTTAAAAACTCAATGGTCAGGATGCGGTTCTCACTGCCTTTAATCTCAGAATGTCTTTGTCTTGGCATATAGCCTCCGTTGGTTGGTCATCATCAGCGCACGCATCACGTGCGGACCAGCCTGAGCTGGTTTCGACCTGTATTACTCGGACAACTGCATACGCTCGAGCATATCGTCGATGCGTGATGCTAGTGCCCCCACTGTGCCTGCCAGTGGGTGAGCTGTATCATAAAACCCTTCAGTGTTGCGTGTTGCGTTGCGGAGCTGGGTCACCAGCTCGTCGGCCTGCCACATAAGGTCATGGAGGTCGCGCTCTTTTTGAGTAAATTCGTTTGACATGGTGTAATCTCCGTGTTGGTTGGTCATCATCAGCGCACGCATCACGTGCGGACCGGATCGCTCCGGTTTCGACCTGTTACTTGTAGCAGATGCCCTCATCTAATGCTATTTGATACGCATCATCGTGCCCCAAGGTGTTGACTAGCTCGTAGTCGTTGTCTTGAAACTCGTATACCTCAAGACTAAACTGCTTGGTCTTGGTGTTGTACTGGAGGATGTCTTTATCATCCACTGACCACTCAAGGCAGTCACCTGACTGCTCAGGTAACAATCTTGCGGGCACAACTTTTTTCTCGTCGATTAATTTAACGACTGTGAATTTTGCCATGGTGTAATCTCCTGTTGTTTGGTTAGTACTGCCTCGAGCGCACTGGTAAACAATGCGCTCTGAGCATTACTATCTACCCTCACTCTTGAGACTCTGATCCGTGTTAGGGGTACGAGAGCCATTCGACATCTAAACTGCACTTCGTTTAGTACTAGGTCTAAAGAGTATCTTTGGGTTTTGAGTGGATTAGCCACTGCACTTCCGATGTCTAATTATACAGACCTTTTAAATCGAATGTAAACAACTAAATAAAATACCTGACTAAATTGTGGGGGATTACTGAACTGCAGATTGACCAACATCTCGCCCACCCCAGCGCCCAACCCTCGCGCCCGCAAAGCCTTTGTGGAGGCACCCCAACTCGCTGGTTAAACGATCGACACCGAGGTAATACCCTAGCCCCACAAAGTGCGATCGTGGCGTGGCGCCCCCTTAAAATGCGTTTAATCGGTCAATAGGTGTTTACCCTAATCTTGTTGTGCAGTGCACCATGTTAGTGAGTACTTACTAACTTAGCGGTGCGCCTTAATGCGAATGAGAATCATTATCATCTCGGCTCGGTCTGCCCTAAATGCGAATGAGAATCATTATCATTTAGGCTCGGGCCACTCTATGTTAGTGAGCGCTCACTGACTTAGTGGCAAGCTAGCACTCAGGCACATCGAGTGCTAGTAATGGGGACAGAGTCGGCGCTTGGCTCGGTCTACCATGTTAGTACTCACTAACATACGAGCTCGGCTCGGGCTACCATGTTAGTAAGTACTCACTAACATCTAAGTTAGTTAGCGCTCACTGGGGCGCTAGCATGATGTTAGTAAGCGCTTACTAACATCGTGGCGCTCGAGCTGTGCACCAGATTGGTGCACGTGCACCAAAGCGGTGCATTATGCACCAAAATGGTGCGCGGGGGGCTTTTCTATGATGCGGTGCACCAATTTGGGTCCCGTGGCGGGGCGGCGGCCCGGGGGCCCCACAGACCGCAAGCTCGTTCCATTCCCCACAAAACTCAACTTCAAAATTTTTTTTGTAAAATTTGTGTAGTAAATTTCACAATGTGAAATGAAATGCGCTAAGTCCTTGATGTTCGACGGGGATGCGGGGGTAGCGGGGGTTACTTTACTCTTTTTTATATTTTTTAAAAATAAAAATAAAGATAGAGAGTAACCTGGAATATACCCCCGCAAGTGCCGCAACCCCCGCGCTACTGCGAGCAAAATTGATAGTTAAAAACTATTGGGGCTATAACAATCAAATGTTTGCATTAGTAGATGTATGAACGAATATGTTTATCAGATCCAGGGTGTACTAGAAGATTCCGATGGAAAACTTAAAGGTTTTCGTGTCATGGTCTGCACCCTGGACAACTTTGACTCTGCCGACGCGCCAATTGAAATATTGGACAAAGAGACGGTTAAGTACATTGAGTTTCGTTTAAAGGCCTGCGAGTACCTAAACATTAACCGGTTACCTGTGGAAATCCAAAACAAAATTAGGGCGCCGTTAGGGCGTTGGTTGGACCAGTGGGTCCTAGATAATTTTTATGGCAATACTAGCAAATCAAAAGGTCTTAACTTTAGACTACTGGAAACCAGCAAACAAAATCCAGCCGGGTGACTACCTGTTTGACCAGAATGGTAAACCGGTAAAGGTAAAGTTGGTACAGGAATACTTCTCAGATAGTTGTTACGAAGTCATGTTAAATGACTATCTGACAATCTCTGGTGACAAGCGCCTAGAATTTTTAGTGGAAAACTTTAAATACAGGGACAGGGTTATAGAGTACAAGGGTTACCATCCGTTTAGGCGGCCACTAAAGCCGATGAATGTGGAGACGTTGCTAGATGGTAACCTAAAAGACAGAACAAATTGTAAGATCTATTCAATCCCTACCACAAAACCCATTGAGCTACCCCACCAAACCCTACCCGTGCCACCGTTTGTCTTTGGTTTTTGGTTTGTAAACCGCAAACCTAGCAAATTTTTTACGACAACCCCGTCGACACAGGAAGAAGTAGAGCAACAACTTAAAGATTTTGGGTACAAAATCAAGATCCGCAAGACAATACACAACGGCTGGCGGCAGTTTACCATATCTCCGACCATAGAGTCACAGTTGGCCCCTGGTATCCCAACCAAAATACCGGCAAACTACCTGCTGGCGGACAAAGAACAACGAATTGAGCTGCTGCGCGGCATAATATTTGCAAAACCGCGCCAATACCTACCCAGTAAAGACCGGTTTAGGTTCTCTACCACACATTACGGCACGGCGCTGTCCATTCAGGGCCTTGTTGAATCGCTGGGTGGCAAGACTAGCCTTACATTTACAGAAAAAAATAGTACCTACACGTTAATTTTTAGAACCCGGTTAAAACTAGTACCTAATCAGGTATCTAAACCGATAAAAATACACCAGGCGCGCAGGTATATCGAAAAAATTACAAAGATCCAGCCACAAACCTGTGTTCACATTGAAACAGAAGGGCCGGATAACAGCTATCTCGTAGGAGAGGGTTTTATTTCATGTCGTTAACACCAAAACAGGAACTTGAATTAAAGAAGTTCGCACAAGCACGCACGCACTGGCCCAAAGACCAGCTTGCGGCCGCCGTTTGGCAGGTCAAGTGGCACCTGCAGGCGTTACCACACCAACGGGAGCCAGATGATGGTGAGTACGACACGTTTCTTATGCTTGCCGGTCGTGGATCGGGTAAGACGCACACTGCTAGCCACTGGATTGGCATTCGGGCTTGGACTTATGACAACACCCGTTGGCTCGTCACCGCTCCAACATCAAACGATATACGTGCAACTTGTTTTGAGGGAGACTCCGGACTTATTAACATTATTCCCTCTGCACTCATTCGAGACTACAACAAATCTTTGTTTGAAATCACCCTTACAAATGGATCTCTTATACAGGGCATCCCCGCCTCTGAGCCCGAGCGTTACCGAGGTAAGCAATACCATGGGGCCTGGTTTGACGAGCTGTGTGCATTTGACTACATTGACGACGCCTACGACGGCGTACAGTTTACCCTCCGTCTTAAGGACCCACGCATCCCTCGGGTCCAGCAGATTATTACCACTACACCAAAACCAAAAGAATTAATTGTAGACTTAAACGAAGGTAAAGTAGGCGGGGACGTATATGTGTCCAACGCCTCGTCTTATGACAACAGAGCCAACCTCTCAGAAACATTCTTCAAACAGCTTGAGACTTACGATGGCACTGACATTGGCCGCCAAGAGATCTATGGCGAAATCCTTGACCCGGAGCAGTCCGGCATTATCAAGCGCAAACAGTTTAAGCTCTGGCCAGCCAACAAGCCGACTCCAACACTGGAGTATGTGATTGCTTCGTATGATCCGGCGACTTCTGAGAAGACAATGAACGACCCAACCGCCTGCACCATTTGGGGCGTGTTTGAACAGCAAGACGCCGGCACGGCAATTATACTACTAGACGCTTGGGATGAGCATCTGTCATACCCTGAGCTGCGTAGGAAAGTAATCAACGACTTTAAAGAGGTTGTCTACGGAGCAGATAACGATTTTGGCAAAGGCCGAAAGGCGGACTTGATATTGATGGAAGATAAGTCCGCCGGTATCTCGCTGATCCAAGAACTCCAAGGCGCCGGGGTGCCGGTCAGGGGATATAATCCTGGCCGTGCCGATAAGGTACAACGATTAAACATTGTCGCGCCCTTAGTGTCTAAGGGTAAGGTCTGGATACCAGAGGAACCCCAACGAAAAGGAGAATATGCAGACTGGGCAAAACGTTTTCTTCGTCAGGTGTGTTCATTTCCAGAGGCTGGCGGACACGATGACTACGTCGACTCCCTCTCGCAA